CCGCCGGGGTGCGGGTCCACCGGCCACGCTTCTGGAACCACTGCGCGCCGGCCACGGTGGAGACGAATCCCTTCGACGTGGTGGCGGGGATTGGCATCCCGGCGTGGTACAGCGCGTACGAAACATAAGCGGCGCACCAGGGATAAGCGGCGCCGAAGACCTTGCGACCGTAATACCAGTCGTTGAAGACCACCTCGTTGTTGCGCGGTCCTTCGGCGGTGCCATCCCAACGGGCGAACTGGTGACGCACTGCTTCGAACGTCGGCAGGCCGGGCGCGCCGGGCGAAGCTGCCGGGGTACTCGAGCGGAACCATGCCGCCTCTTCTCGCCGGCGGTTGATGAGTCCTTGCGACACCTTGCCGCCCGCCTTGTTGTGATGGCTGAAACTGGCGGCCGCCGCTCCGTAGTCCCCACCCCGAAGCGCCTGGAGGACCGGCGAGTACTTCCAACCGGTGCGCTTGGCGTCGTTGCCCGGGCCGATGTTGTAAACAAGGGAAGTGACCGCGCCCTCCTGGTTGGCCGTGAGGGGAACCGGCCCCAACTGGGCCCGCATGTGGCGGTTGAATTCGAGAATGCGCTGGCGCAGCTGTATCCATGCCACCGGCTGGGTGACCCCGCTTTCGCGGTAGCGGGCGATGAACGCCTTATCGGTCTCGCCGTAGCCGATGGTCAGCGTTCCCTTGACCGCCCCCCCGGTGTATCGACGGGGCGGGTAATACCCGTCGTCGTAGACGAAGCCGACGAAGGTTTCCCACTTGGCGATGAACCGGGCGGTGGCCTCCAGGTCGAGCGCCATCAGTCGGGATCCGCTTCGGTCGGCCGGTTGTCCGACGGTGCGATTAGCTTGAGTTCAATCGCCCGCCGCTCCTCGTCGGAGGTGGCGTGCTCCAGCTGATCCAACAGCTCGGCGATGCGCTCGTCCTCAGGGCTGTTGCTCATGCACCTCGGCCCCCGGAAACAGCCGGGAGAGCAGCTCGAGCATCTCGCCCTTGTTGCGGTAGCCCTCAGGGACCAGGTTCTTGCCGTTGTGGACCGAGATGATCCGCCACGACCAGTCGCCGTCCCGGCGCTTGTAGACCTGCAGCCGGAAGTCGACGTTCCAGTTCTTGCGCTCAGGCTCTGGGGCGGCCTCGCTCGGCTGTGAGTTCATCTTGCATCCGAGTATTCGGCCCCCGTCACCGCGCAGGGGCCGGGTGATACCGGCGGCATCACCCCTTAGGGGGCGGCCAGTCCTCGGGGGAACTCACCGGGTGGATGGTCTTGCCGTCCGCCAGCCGGACGTAGATGACGTAGGAGTCTCGGCCGGCGTCGAGGGCGGTAAGACTCTGAAGAAAGACCCGCGTGTTCTTGCCGATCCGCTCCGCAGTCTCCAGTGCCGGCTGAAGCTTCACTTCTTGGCCGCCTGGCCCTCGGGTTCGACTGCGGCCAGCTTGCGCTTCGGAGCCGGCTTGCCGCCGTCGGGCGGCTTGGGCTGCAAGATGGACTGCAGCTGTGCCGCGTGCTGCTCCTCGACCTGGTCGAGCGCCTCAGCGTTCATCTCAGCCTGGACGGCGAAGCGTACGGCTTCGGAAGAGCTCTGCTGTAGGCGCTTGAGCACGTTGCCCCAACGGCGGGGGTCGATCTGTACGGTTCCCATGGATCTCTCCTCTCTCAGAACGGCAGACGTTTGGAAATCTGCCAGCCAAAGCCCCAGCCCGCCGCCATCGCGGCGAGCACATCCGGGTGGGTCAAGAACTCGATGATGCTCATCCACAGCCTCCTTCTCAGGTGTTGGGAACGTAGACGGCGCGCCTACCGGCGCCGCCGGAGTCCGGGACGCCGACCCACAGGCGGCGAAAGCCCAGCCCGGTGACATTGACCAAGAAAGATATGGTGCCTATCTGTCCAGGAACTCCACCATCCACTAGGACTTGCTGGAAGCCAGCCATCGACAGAGCAACTTTGTCGTTGAGATCTATACGGCCGCTCGCGTTGGCAACGATGGTCACGTCGCTGGCGACTGCAATCGATCCGCCTCCATAGCTGCTCATTACCGCGCGCTGTGCTTCGAGGACGGCCGAGGAGAGGATGGCTCCACTGTTGCTGTTGGAACTCAGATGCAGGAAGGCGGCGTATCCGCCACCGGCGCCTGCACTTTGCAGGGTGGTCCTGCCTTGACGAGCTGTGCCCGTGCCGTCCTGAACGGTGTATAGATAACCGGCCTCAGTCAGCGTGCTTGGGCCATAGACGGCCACTTGATGGGCGTCCGGACCAGTCGTTGTCAGCGCGACGCGCGGCCCTGAGGTTGCCGTCTGGAAAACGGTTCCGGTGATGGCGCCTCCGGTGATGACCGGGGAGGTGATCGACACCCCGGCCGACAGGCTGCCACCGAAGAACGCATTGCCTGTCTGGATGTTGAGGTCCATGACCAGCGTGCCGCCGGTGAAGGGTGCTGAGCCCCCGCTGTAGAACCGCAGGCCGGAGGCGTCCTCGATCAAGTAGTTGAACGGCGCCGACGTGCGGCCCATCCGGAGCATGCCGGCGCCCTCGATCGTCAGGATCGCCGTGGTGATGGAGTCGGAGGTCAGCTTGCCGGCGGCGACGTTGTTGATCTTGGCGTTGTTCACGGCCAGATCGGCGATCTTGGCAGTGGTAACCGCAAAGTTGGCCAGGTCGGGCTCCTGGACCTGGTTGGGGATCGTCCACAGGGTGGCGGAGAAGGGACCGAAATTGCCTGAGCTGTCGATGGCCCGCACATGGACGTAGCGCGGGGGGGTCGGGGTCAGGCCGGAAAAGTCCTGGACCAGGGCGGCGGTGCGCTTTGAGTCCTCCACGACCGCAAAGCGGCCGTCGGAGCCCAGAAGGGGCGACTGCGAGATCTCCACCTCGTACATGCCCCGGCCGAGCCTGACGTCCTCCTCGGGGTTCTCCGCCCAGGTGGCCAGGATGGCGCCGATACCGGTGCGCAGGGCGAAGCCGGTGGGGGCGGACGGCGCGGTTGAATCTGTCCCCGTGGTGATCAACTCGGGGCCCAGCGGCGTCGAGGGCCGGCCTAGGCGGTTGTAGCTCCAGACCCGGACCGAGTACTCGGTGTTGGGCTTGATCCCGGTGAACCGGAAGGAGTTGCCTCCGAGGCCCCCCTGCGCCTGGACCACGCCCACCCCGGTCTCGGTGAGCTCGGCCAGGTAGGTGGCCACCTGGTCGGCGTTGTCTCCCCCCGGAGGCGACCAGGTGGCATCGATGAAGATCCGGTCGAAATCGGACCCCCAGCTAAGCAATAGATCCGTCGGCGGCGGGACCGGGTCCCAGACGAAGGTCTCGCCGATTGTGATCCCTCCGGGAAAGGTCCGGCCTCCGTTCGGGTCGAAGATGATTCCGCCCCGGCCCTGCTGCAGCTCGCGCACCGCGCGCCGCAGGTCGGCAATGTCCTTGAGCGGATCCGGCTCCAGGATGGCGATGCTCACTCCGGCACCTCGTTAAGGGTCAGCGTCTGCTCATCCCGTTCCGGGTCGTAGGAGATCGAGACCACCCGGTGCAGGCCCGATAGTTGAGCAGCCCCCCGGTCGATCTTGACCGGCACCATGTCCCCGGTCTTTATGACGCCGATCGTCGGCACCGGGTCGTCCCCGACGGTGATCGTCGGCAGGACCACCGTCTTGTGACGGGCCGCTACCTGGGCCTTGGCCTTCTCGAGCAGCGTGGGGAGCTCGGTCACCGACTCGTCGGAGGTCACATCCATCATCAGGACGCTGGAGTCGATCGACGGCTGGTCGAACCACGTCTGCTGCAGCTTGTCCGGGCCCTCGCCGGCGCCCTTGGAGATCACGTAGTTTGCCTTGCGGGTCCCGTCGCGAGGCAGGCTGAACGAGCGGATGTTGCGCCCCCACTCCAGGGTCAGGTTCGAGCGGACCGTTCCCTTCATCGGGTAGTAGGGCGTCCACTCCCGCCGGCCGTCGGGGAAGACCTCGATCGAGTAGTCGAAGCCCTGAATCAGGCCCGTGAACAGCTCCAGCTTGTGCAGGATGTTGCCGCCCTCGTCCCTGGAGTAGGAGCGGTCTCGGAGCACTCCCGATCCGATGAAGCCGGAGGGGCTGATATTGAGGCCGGCGCCGGGGTGGAAGGTCTGCGCGTAGTGCAGCAGGTTCCATCCGATCGTGAACTGGTCGAGGCCGTTGTAGGTGAGGTCGGCGTCGACGAAGCGGAAGTCGAAGTAGCCGAGCAGGCCCATGCAGCCGACCGAGAGCTGGCCGGCATCGGGGATCGGCCGGAACGGGGCGAACCAGTCCAGCAGCTGCTCGTGCCGCCAGACCTGTATTTCGTAGGTCAGCGGCTCCACCAGCAGACCGGCTTTGAGGTCCAGCACGTCGATCTCGAACTCGCATCCCCCCGGGGCGTTCAGGATCTGATCGAAGCTTTTCAGCCGGGCGTTCTCGAGCTCCTCGATCACGTCTCCGGTCTGGTCGACGAGTTTGATGACGTCTTTGGGCTCGGGCAACGTCTACACCAGGATCGGGACGACGAGCTGCTCGGATATCCCGACGCCCGGCAGCGGCTCGGCCCCCGATCCGGAAGGAGCGCCGACGGTGGAGAAGGCGTCGCGGTGCCGCACGGTGAGGGTGGAGATGCCGGTGGTGCCTTGCCGGGTGAAGGTGAGCCGGTTGAGACCGGGGACCAGGTCGAACCACTGGCTGTCGTTGCGCAGCGCTCCGTAGCTGCTGGCGCCGGCCATGGTGATCGTGCGGCGCGCCTGGTCG